ATCTTATCAGCAATGGTTTCATAGTGTCGTAGAAAAAATGGGGCAATAAGTTCTTCGTTACGGCAGACTGCCATAACCAATACACTTAATTCCTGCCCGTGCGAACCAAGCACTTCTGGTTCAAATACAGTAGGTAATTCGTCAAAACATGCTTTGGCAAACCTAAAGTCATTTCCAATTTCCTCTGTTTCTTTCCACACTAGCGCATGTTTTTTGGCAATATCTAAGCGAACCATCATGTTCAAAGTATCAATTTGAAAAAATTCAGGCTTGCCTTGATGTCCGACTTCGGGAATATCTCGACCCGTTTCGGAATGATGAATTTTACACCATGCTCCTCCAACATCCTTTAGGAATGTGGCCTGCCAAAGATGAAGCAACCATTCGGGTTTTACGGTATTATCAGAATCTAAAAACACCACCCATTCCTTATTACTTGATTCCAACTTATTCAAAATTTCAATGCGTTGCCCATCTCCGTAATGATTATCGGGCGGGTCAATAAAAGTATACTCAATCTCAGGAGCATTCTGAATTTTTGACCACTCCGTTTTCTTTTGTGCAACAATCCACATCACCGTTTCATCATGTCCATCCGCACAGACATGAACTTTAAATTTTCGATACTGTTGCTTGTCCAAATCCTCTAAAACCTTTTTCAACCGTTCGTACCTTTTGTAAACGGGAACTACAATATGAATTTTTTCCCAATATTTTTCAGCCAACAAATTTCTATTTTTCGCAGTTTGATTATCCCAATCTTCCAAAGAAAATAATTCTCCTGAATGCATCGTGTTCTCTGCGTAATGGCTGATGGGAAAATTCCCAACAGACTTATGCAGTTTTCTGTCAAAGCCATTAATATAGGAATATATATTGTATCCCAACTTGACGGCCTTGATAGCGATATCCGTATCATCACCGTAGCCAATTCCCCAGATGGAATCAAGTCCGTCAATTTTGTTAAGTAAATCCATCTTTATCATTTCGCAGAATCCCAACGGAAAGTCAATGCCTGTAACGGGACAAGGCAGGGATTTTGCTCCGACTATTCCCATTTTGGGGTCTTTGCGAAACGGAGTCAAAAGAAGTTCAACCCAATCCTTAGAATGAATTACGGTGTCATCATTCAGGAAAATAACGTAATCCTGTTTGACCTCCATATTTTTTTCAAGTTGTCGGATGTCCCTTAATCCTTGATTGATTGCCCCTACATACCCCAATGGTTCATTTTTCCAATCAAAAAAAATGGATAAGTTCTCCTCACTAAAAGATTCAATAAAATCCTGAAGCCTTTCGTCTTTTGCGCCGTTTACCATCAGAAAGAGAGTTATATCCCCCGACTTTAAATCGGTGTTGGCTACTATGCTTTCCACACAAGGTTTCAACGCTTTGTCAAAATTAATTGCACAAGTAGGGATGAGAATTGTGACTTTCTCGTTCATTTTATTTGAACTCCTTTTTTAAATTCTTTTCTGTCTTTATTCTTTCTTTTTGTTTAGAATTGCCAAGACGATACTCGTTAGGGCTGTTACTAAAGAGCCTATGAAGGTGAGATACATTTGAGTTGTTGCCCTTTTTTCTTTCTGTTCTTCTAGTTGGGAATTTTGCAACTGCTCATTTTTCATCTTATCCATTTCGGCTTTTACCTTATCTCTTTCAGCAATAGCAGACTCAAGTTCGTTTTTTAATTGGGATTCTTGCGACCTTGTTTTGATTCTGTCCCGAAGCGTCTCAATTCTGTGGTCGGTGTTTACTTTTTCCCTAAGCAATTGCTTTTCTTGAGAGGACAAAGCCCGAACTTCCTGCTTGACTATTTGCGGCCTAGTTAGTGTTAAGAGTTGGACAACTCCCAATACAGCCAAAATACCCGCAAGTGCCATCAATATTTTTATTTTTTTCATTTTTCTCACCGCATATATTTAGGCTTAAACCCGTTTTTGGGTTTATTTTGAGTTGGTTGCTGAAGTTCCGTGCCGCCATTTTTCTTAAAACAAGAAGTAATCTCCGATGCAAGCAACCAATTCTTGCAAATATGACTTGTTTTTTTAATATCCCCGTAACGGGAAATATAGGTGGTGACGGTAAAGAAGTCCGCTTTGGGACAGGCGGCTCTTACTGTTCTATCAGGGGAGTGTTCGCAAGTCAGGCATGTGCCTTCGTAATATTGAACGCTTGCCGCCCCCATTTCTTTCTCCTCTTTCAATAATTTTTTATAATTTACATGAAACATTTTGTAACGGCTCCTTAAAATATTTCCCCGTCCAACCTTTATGGTGTTTTCTTTTACCTTGAAGAACTCTACAAAGTGATGTTGGGGCCAAAGAATATTTTTTACAAAAAGGGGCAATCCCCTTTATTTCAAATTTTTCACCTTGGGGCGAAATTAAAATTGCCGATTTAGTATAATGATTTTTGTTAATATTTAATCTTCCATTTTCTGACCGTGGACTTCTCATTTTTTGTAATGATTTCTCATCGTGTTGTTTTTTATAAAAAGGATTTTTTGACCCAAGCATCTTTTCTCGTTGTTGTTTCTTTATTTCGGGGTATTTTTCGTATCGTTCTATAGTTTTTTTGCTTCTTTTCTTTTTTACTTCTGGATGATTACTCCACCATTCTTTTGATTTTTTTCTTGTTTTTTCTCTTTCATTAGGATTTTCAAATCGTTTTTTATTTCTTTTTTTTATTTCTTCTTTCACTTCAGGGTGTTCTTCATAATATTTTTTCACCGCTATGCTTAATCTTTTTTTTGTTATTTTATGGGGGTGTCTGTTTACTCGCCCACCACTCTCTAAGTTATACCCATTTGGGGCTAAAGTATTAAATTCCTTTATTAAAAAAATTTCGTGCCAATCTAAATCTTCTTCTAGGCAAGAATAAGAAATAATTTTGAAATTTTTAATGCCATATTTTTTGATAGCATTATGAAAAGCACTACAATTTTTATTATTTTCGTGAATTTTAATACGATTTTTTATTGTTTTTATTGTTTGTCCCACGTACTGCTTCCCATTAATTAAATTAATGGCAATATAGATAATACCCATTTTTATGTTTTAACAATAAGATTTTCTGCTTCTCGTTCCATTTCTTCGGGAGATTCATAGCCTTGTTTTATGAGTCCTTCAATTTCTTTAATATTTTTATATCCCCCTGCGAGCCATATGGCTGCTTTTTCTGGGCGGTGGAGAACCCGTTCCCATTTAATTGCAACTTCAGGTTTAAATCTAAGACTCTTCCAAGCAAAAGCAATACTGGGATATTTAAAATTATTTTCTAACCAATTGCCAATTTCCCTAACATGAAACCCCTTTTCCAACCACTTTGGAACATCTTGAAGAGATATTAATTCCTTGTCCACCAAAGGCTTGATGAATTTTTCCAAATGCGCTGGTTCCACCTTAAACTCGTCTGCAAGTCTCACCAAAGTATTAGGGTCTTGAACCCCAATTTTGGCCCATTGAGAATATGAATCAGGGGTAACTCCTTTTTCCTTAAATGCACTTACAACTTCAGGAGTAGCCTTGACCCTGTGCCACGAAAGTAATTCTTTATAATCTGTAATTCCTGCGTTCGTATAATCGGTAACATCATAAGGATTTAACCCTTCTTTGTGATAAATCGCGGCTACAGAGGGTTCAATACTCGGAACCATGTCGCGCCAATAGGCGGCATTTTCTGCCGCTTCTCCCTCTTGTCCAAAATTCGTGCGCCATCTTTCTCTGTCGATATCGTCATCAAACATCTCTGCCCACATATCATCATTGGGGTTTGTTGGTTTCCATGCTTCATCAGCCATTTTTATTTCTCCTTTTTAAATAGTTTCGTAGAGCCACCTCGCTCTACTGCTATTTATTAAAAATCGAAAATTACGAAAATTCAAATTGTAGGTATTTCCAAAGGGCTTCGATTTTGGCTCTGTCGGAAGTCCAATTATTCTCAATCAGGAAATCGCCAACGTAATAAAATTGTTCCTCGGATATTTGTTCTAATTGACTAGAGACATCCCCGTCTTTGTCTATCTTGCGAACTCTACGCAGTTCTTCTACTAACTGCCTGATTTTTTGCTGTTCTTCAGGCTCAAATATCTTTAGTAATGTCTGCTTCTCTTCGGGAGTTAGCCTTGCGGACCTTTGCCTTAATTTCTTTCTCATAAGCCCTCCTTTTCTCAGAGGGCTTCATGTAGGAACCTCGTTCTCTACAGGTTGCGACAATCCGTTCTTCGATTACTTTCCTTTTGAACCTTCTGAGCATGTCGTCCAATTCTTCAACTTTCCAAGGGGAATTAGGATTTCTCCTGAAAATCTGTGCCATTCTTATTTCTCCTTATTACACTTTCTTTTTTCTAGAAAAAAACATCCAAGAGTTTTTCAGTTTGAGTGGTTTAAATATCATACTGATTTCATATGGTATTTCACGATAAACCAAGATTATTATTGCCTTGGTCACATTGGAATATTCGGGATGAGCAAAAATAGAAATTTTGACATCATCACAACCATTCGCCAAAAACATATTCTTCGTTAGGATTTCGGCATGTTCGTGAGTCGCTCTTGTGTTTGGTTCAAAGAATATCATTTCTCTCATGGCCCCGATAATGCCATTCAAAATCTTTTCAAACTCTTTCTTGTCTTTACGCTTTTCGTTCCATCTTTTAATAAAATTCATTTTTATCCTCCTATGATATTATTGTTCCGTGCCATTTACACTTGGGGCAATCCACAGATATTTGTGGTGGGTAACTTGTGTAAACTAGACTAGTATCCTTCAATAATTCTTCTCCACATTGGGGGCAAGCCAGACCAGATTTTTGCGGGTGTTCTAGTTGTTGGTATAGTTTACGCATTTCTTCGTTATACTCTTCGACTGTTTTTAATTTAGACATTT